TGTTGGCGACCGTTAGGTCTACCAAAAGAAACTTTCTGACCAACAGAAAGTTCAGACTTAGCGCTGCCTTTTGCTTTTGCAATCGCAGCTTCTAAAAGAAACAAATGTTCCTTATGACTTGGTTCTTTGATCCAGTCAAGTATCAAGTCAAGATTGTTAAATTGTAGTTTCATAATATAGTTTTCCTTTCGACTATCTTAAATATAATGGACCAGTCCATTGTATTGGGTAATTACCTTCAAGTACATTACCTCTTGGTTGATTTAATGCAGGTGCGGCCCAACTTGCGGCCTTTAAAACATCACCTTCTTTAAAATGTTTAAATGCTTTCTTTACAATAAAAGAATGAACAGAATGTTTTGCAACAAGTTTAATAAATTTTTGCCCTTCTTTTACAGTCCATGAGTTAGCAAATTCTTCTTTCATTTTTTCGTTGTTAGTATCTCTATTGTAATCTTCAATAGAAGCGGCAATCAATTTTGCGATACCGTCTTTTATGTTTTTTGATGGTTTTACAGTTATCATAATATAGTTTTCCTTTTATTTTTTCTTAATATGTGTCCATTATACACGAAAAAAAGCATAAAACAAGCAAAAAATGGATTATTCCATGGAATAAAACCCTTATTTTTCAACAATTTAGGGGCGCACTCTGACGCACTCTCAAAAACCCTTATTTTCTGCGTTTTTTTCATTTATATGTATAAGCTACACTAAAAATACCCCCTTGTCAAGTAAAAAATGGAAAAAAACCCTATTTTTTTCGTATTTTTATCTTTTTTATCGGAATAATCTTCATTCCTAGAATTTGTTTGAGAGATTTTGTTCTCTTTTTGTTCTTTTTCTTTAGAATCATAAAATTTTTCTTTAATTATACTATATTTTAAAGGTTTTGTAAAGCACTTATAAATAGTTTATATAAAAAACAAAGGAAAAACCAAATGTACGAGTATAAATGCAAAATTAGAAAAGTTGTTGACGGTGATACCGTTGATATCGACATAGATTTAGGTTTCGGTGTCTGGCTCAATGATGAAAGAGTGAGAATTATAGGCATTGATACTCCTGAATCAAGAACAAGTGATCCAATTGAAAAGAAATTTGGATTAGCTGCAAAAGAAAGAGTACAACATCTATTAGGTGAAGATGCTACTCTAATATCTAAAGTTAAAGGTGATGGTAACGAAGAAATGCGAGGCAAGTTCGGTCGTGTTCTTGGTGATTTTAGAACATCACAAGGAGATTTACTAACTTCTAAATTAATGAAAGAAGGACACGCTGTTGCTTACTCAGGTGGTAACAAGGAAGTGATTCAAGTAAAACATTTAGAGAATAGACAAAGATTAGTCAACGAAGGTAAAGTAGATGTTGAAGGTATGGAAATAACCAAACCTGCTTTAGTACAAAAACCTATCGTTGAAGAAACTGTTGTTGAAGAGGTTTCAGCACCAGTTAAAAAAACTACTAAGAAAAAAACATCTAAGAAGAAATAGGAGATTATTATGGGATTTTTAGACAAACTATGGAAAGGTTGGGGTAAAAGTGAAAGCACTTTACCAACTAAAGAAAAAAAAGCACCAGTTATAAAAAAGAAAAAGAAAAAAGCAACTAAGAAGAAAAAATAATGCCAGGTGTAAGTAGAAAAGGTGATAGTTTATCCACAGGTCATATCTGTGCGGCAGTCTCATCACTTGCTTCACCAGGACAAGGTACGGTATTTGCTAATGGCAAACTTGTGGCAAGAGTAGGTGACCCAACTGTGGCACATCCTTTTCCACCATCGCCTGCTTGTGCTAATCATACTGCAGCTGTAAACGCAGGAAGTAGCACAGTATTTTGTTCAGGTTCAAAAGTTGCTAGAATAGGTGACAGTACAGATTTAGGTGCTATGACTGGCGGGTCAGGAACTGTAATTGCAGGATAACGGTATAAATATACCAAAGGAGAGATTGTTAAATGTCAAGATATGACGCAACACAAAGTAATGAAAGCACTAGAAGTGCTAAAATCTATCGTGATTTAGATTTAGATTTTGCAGCTAATTCTGCTACAAAAGATATTCAGAAACTTACAGATGTTGAGGCAGTCAAAAGAAGTGTAAGAAATTTAATTAACACTAATCATTATGAGAGACCTTTTCATCCTGAAATAGGTTCTAATTTGAGAGCGATGTTATTTGAAAATATTACTCCACAAATGACACACGCACTCTCAAAACAAATTGATTTATTAATAAGAAACTTTGAACCAAGAGCAAGATTAGTTCAAATAAATGTACAACCCTTTATTGAAAGAAATGGATACAGAGCTTCAATATCTTTCTTTGTAGTAAACACTCCAGAGAGAGTTGAAGTAGAAACTTTTTTAGAAAGATTAAGATAAGAATATGGCAACTAAATTAGAAATATCAGAATTAGATTTTGATGGTATTAAATCAAACCTAAAAAACTTTTTATCACAACAAGATGAGTTTAGAGATTATGACTTTGAAGGTTCTGGTATGTCAGTTCTTTTAGATATGCTTGCTTACAATACACACTATCTAGGTTTCAATGCGAATATGTTAGCAAATGAAATGTTTTTAGATAGTGCTGATTTAAGAGCAAGTGTAGTATCAAAAGCAAAACAAGTTGGCTATACACCAACAAGTTCTACTGCTTCAAAGGCAGTTATTGATGTAACAGTTACAAATGCTTCTGGTGCCACACTTACCATGTCAAGAGGAACTCAATTTTCAACAACTGTTAACGGAACTGCTTATAACTTTGTAAACAATGCTGATTTAAGTATTACACCTGTTGATGGTGTTTATAAATTTAGTAATGTAGATGTTTTTGAAGGAACATATTTAAATTTTAAATATACAGTAAATACTTCTGATACAGACCAAAGATTTATTGTACCAAATGATAATGTAGATACAACTACACTAACAATTAAAATTCAAGAATCATCTTCCGACTCTACAACAAATACCTATACACTTGCAACTGGTATTACAGGATTAGATTCAACATCTAAAGTTTTCTTTTTACAAGAAGTTGAAAATGGAAGATATCAAGTTACTTTTGGTGATGGTGTTTTAGGTAAGGCTGTTGCTGATGGTAATATTATTATCATGGATTATATTAATACAAATAGAGCAGAAGCAAATGGTGCTAGTACATTTACATTGAATGGAACAATAGGCGGATTCTCTACTGCAACTGTAACAACTGTTAGTAACGCTGAAGGCGGTTCTCTTCCAGAAACAATTTCATCAATTAAATATAATGCACCAAGAGATTATACAGCTCAAGATCGTGCTGTTACAGCAGACGATTACAAAGTTTTAGTTAAAAGTTTATATGCAAATGCTCAAGCAGTACAAGTATATGGCGGCGAAGATGCTGCTACACCAGATTATGGTAAAGTTTATATTTCAATTAAAGCAAAATCTGGTTCTAATTTAACAGAAACTACAAAGGCAAGTATTGTAAATAGTCTTAAACAATATGCTGTTGCCTCTATAAGACCAGTAATTATTGATCCAGAAATAACTTATCTTACACTTAATACAAATTTTAAATATGATACAGGTGCAACAACGAAAGATGTAAGTACACTTGAAACAAATGTATTAACAGTAATATCAAATTACAATGCAAATACTTTACAAGATTTTACTGGTGTTTTTAGACATTCAAAATTATTAGAAAATATTAATAATGCTGATACATCTATTCTAAGTAATATTACAACTGTTAAAATGTATAAATTTATTACACCAACTTTAAGTTCAGCATTAAAATACACACTATCATTTAATAACGCATTTTACAATCCACACTCTGGTCATAATTCAAGTGGAGGGGGTGTTGTATCATCAACAGGTTTTAAAATTAATAATGATGATTCAACTAATGAACATTTTTTAGATGATGATGGTGCAGGTAATATTAGAGTTTATTATTTAAGTGGTACAACAAGAATTTATACAAGTACAAGTTTTGGTACTATTAATTACACAACTGGTGAAATAATTTTAACATCAGCAAATATAACAAGTATTTCAAATGTTGATGGTGCTGCTAGTACAAGAATAAGAGTTTTTGCTATCCCTAGTTCTAATGATGTTGTTCCTGTTCGTAACCAAGTTTTAGAAATAGATACAGCTAACTCAACTATAAGTGGCGATGTAGATACTGTTGAAAGTGGTTCATCACAGGCAGGAACAACTTATACAACAACTAGTAGTTATTCATCATACTAATGGATAACAATGACAGACTTTAAAAAAACAAATAAAAAAAAATTATCGAATCTAGTTAAGAGACAACTACCAGAGTTCGTTCTTGAAGATCATCCTAAATTTGCTGATTTTATAAAATCTTATTATCTTTTTCTAGAATCGGCAGAAATACAATTATCATCTTTTACTTCGGTAGACAATATACTTTTAGAAGGTGAAGGTGATATTGATAATTTTGTTTTACTAGATAGAACAAATGCTTTTGGTTTAGATAATGGTGATAAGGTTGTTGATGAACAACTTTCTTTTTCAGGAACACTACAAAAAAGTGAAGTAATAACTGGTGCAACATCAGGTGCTACAGCAACTATTCTTGCTGAAGATTTTGCTAATTCAAGATATACAATTTCTGCTAACAATGGATTTATAACAGGTGAAACTGTAACTGGTGCAACATCAGGTGCTACAGCAGTTGTTGGTAAGTATCGTGCAAACCCTATTGAGAACATTCAACAATTTTTAAACTATTCTGATCCAGACCATACAATTGCAGACTTCTTAACACAAATGAAGGAAGAGTTTCTTAAAACTATTCCAACAGATACACATTCTAGTTTAGATACAAGAAAATTAATTAAAAATATTAAATCATTATATCGTGCAAAAGGAACAGACAAGGCTCATCAAGCATTTTTCAGAATGCTGTTCAATGAAAATTCAGA